AGCTGCTAAATTAGCAACAAACTCTGTTGGCCCTGATCAATTAATTTCAACAGGTGTTACAGCAGGATCATACACAGTAGCATCTATTACAGTAGATGCTGACGGAAGAATTACAGCCGCTTCTTCAGGAAGTGCTGCAGCTCAACAATATATTTTAACTGGAGGTGCGGCTTACCCAGGAACTTTTACTTTTACAGCACAGCCAACTACAACAAAAATAAACATCCTTGCATGTGGAGGCGGAGGTGGAGGCGGTCAACACCCAAATCCTAATTATCAAAACAACGGTGGTCACGGTGGTTTAGGATGGTATTCTTTTAATATTACAGCACCGTATTCAAGAACTTTTACTGTTGGAGCTGGAGGGTCTGGAGATCACCCTTCTTATGATGGTCAACCAGGTGGTTCTACAACATGGGGTAACCCAGCTGAATTTACAGTAACAGGTGGATCTGGAGGAACTAATCCAGGAAGTTATGGATCATCAGCTTCAGGAACTGCTCCAGGTTCTTATCTTGATTTAAGTGCTACAACAAGTCCAAGTCCAGCAGAAATGAGTGATAATATTGATACATATAATAAACAATTGACTGTTTTAAGAAATATTTCAGGGTTTAATAAACCACCTACAGGACAATCTCCAGGAGTGTTATTCAGAGGTGGTGGTGTAAGTCCAACTAAACCTGCTGGTTACGGAGGTACGGGTGCAATATTTGTTTGGGAAAATATATTAACTTAGGAATTTAAATGGCTTATTTAGTACTACATCATGATTTAATATCTATTTTCAAAATAGGAAAAACAAAAGAAAGAATTAAAACAACATTAGGTAATTTACACGCTTACGAAGAACAAAATTTAGTTTTTTCAATTACTGACCAACAATTTGATGAATTAAATTTAGCAACAAAACAATTTCAAAGTGTTAGTAATAATTCTGTAGTTCTTCAAGATAGAACGGTACACCCATTAATGTACCCTGACACTGAAGATAAACTTAACTCAACTATTAATGGTATAATTGAAAGCATTAATCGTACTTTACAAAATGGAAATTTCAGTAATGAAGCTAATTTTAAAACCGAATTAGAAAATTACAAAGTTTTTCTTGAAAACTTTGACACTTCAACTGTGCCTCTTCCAATGACATCTACTGTAGAGAAATATTTAGCTGATAACAGTTTAATAACTCCTATAAATCCCTTGCAATTTTAATATTCTTAGTATATATAAACTAAGTGATATTAGAAAAATATATAAAAACATTCGATAATGTTTTGCCTTTAAAAACTATTTCAAGTTTAATAAAATTTTTAAATAAACAATATAAAAATAAATTGTTTGAGGACGGAGAAGTTGGTAATGGAACACACGCAAGGATTTCTAAGAAAATAAGAAATACTGAAATTTACGGATTTAGCCAATTTTCTGAATCCTTAACAAACGTTCATTATCATAATTTATTATCTAATATAAATATATTACATTATGAAAAGTATAAACAAGAATTTCCATTTTTAACTGGATGTAGTAAAGTTAATCAAATAAACGCATTAAGATATGAAAAAGGCGGTCATTACGATTTTCATGTAGATGGTGGAACAGGTTTTGATAGAGTTTTAAGCTCTATATTATTTTTAAATAATGATTATAAAGGAGGTAATCTTTCGTTTTTGGACGATCCATCTTCTGATAAAAAAATTTATGACATTCCAGTTCAACCAGGTAGATTAATAATGTGGCCTAGTAATTTTCTTTTTCCGCACAGTGTGCGACCCGTTGAAGAAGGTACAAGATTTTCAATAGTATCATGGATATGTTAAAAGACAAATTTAAATATAAAAAAATTAAAAACTTTTTAACAAAAGAAGAAACTGCATTACTGTTAGATTATACAAGAATAACTCATAGATTAAATTTTCATAACTTTGATAAAAAACAAAATAATAATTGTGATACTAAATTATACGGTGATCCTGTTATGGAATCTTTAATGATTCAAAAAAGAGATTTTATTTCTAAAGAAATAAATCTAAATATTTACCCAACATATGCTTTTTGGAGAATGTATACTTTTAATGCTAATTTAGAAGAACATGAAGACAGACCTTCGTGTGAAATTTCAGCTACGGTTATGCTTGGTTCATGCGGTACTTCGTGGCCAATTTTTATGGAGGATACTCCAATAGACCTTGAACCAGGTGATGCTATACTATATAGAGGATGTGATCTTAAGCATTCTAGAGATCACTTTGAAGGAGATTGGCACTCTCAAGTTTTTTTACATTATGTAGATGTAAATGGACCTTATATAGAATATGCTAAAGACAAAAGATTATTGTGGGGAGAACAAAAAAATTAAATTATGGAAATAAAACATAACAGAAATGACGGATCAGTAGCATTTACTTTTTCATGGAAAGAAATATTTACTCTTTTTAGAAAAAGAAAATTAAAATTTAATTCTTATGTATTTGCAAGTTTAAGTACGGTGATATTAACAATTATACTTGAAAATAATAAATTAAAAAAAGACAAAAAATAAATTTTTGTGAATTCTTACAAAACGATAAATATTGTAGGAGGAGGCACTACAGGTCTTACAACAGCTTTAATTTTAAGAAAAAGATTTCCTTACATTAAAATTAATTTAATTAAATCAGAAAAAATTGGAATACTAGGTGTTGGAGAAGGAGCTACAGAACATTGGAATGAATTTGCACGTTACTGTGATTTATCTTTTATAGATATTATAAAAGAATGTGACGCAACAGTAAAAATTGCTATTGTTTATGAAAATTTTACAAAACAAAAATATGCACATTGTGTAACTGATGTTTTAAATAATCAAACAAAAATATCACAATACTATGCAGGTTATGCGTATCATATAATTAATAATCACAACCCATTAAATTTAGCACCTCCTAATATTTTAAATAGCACAATTTCGGAAGATCATTTTAAAAATAAACAACCTCCTTGTAATCAATTTCATTTTAATACTTTTAAGTTAAATGAATATTTAACTAAAATATGTGAAAAAAGAAATATAACTATTTTTACTGACGATGTAGAAGAAGTAATCTTAAATGAAAACGGCTATATAAAAAAAGTTAAAAGTAAACATAATGAATATGATGGTGATTTTTTTATTGATTGTACAGGATTTAAAAAATTATTAATTTCAAAACTAGGAGGTACTTGGAATAGTTATAATAAATATTTAAAGATGAACGAAGCAATAGCTTTTCCAACAGGAGATACAGATGAATATCCCATCTACACTACCATAACTGCTATGAATAATGGTTGGATGTGGAGAACGCCTGTTTGGGGACGTTGGGGTAATGGTTATGTATTTGATAATAATTATATGAATGCTGAAGAAGCTAAGAGGGAAGTAGAAAGTTTTTTAAAACATAAAATTGAAATATTTAAAAACATAAAATTCGATCCAGGTTGTTTAAATAAAACTTGGATAAAGAATTGTTTAGCTTTAGGGTTAAGTGCTAGTTTTGTTGAGCCTTTAGAGGCCTCTACTATAAGTGTTTCTATATCCCAAGCTTTTTTATTTATACATCTATTTGAAAATTATAATGAAACAGATATTGAAGAATATAATATAAAAACAAATCACATAATGGAAAATATTAGAGATTTTGTATTTTTACATTATTTAACAAAAAAAGATAACACAGAATTTTGGAAAAAAGTTAACACACTAGAAATGCCTGACTCTTTGAAAATTAAAATGAATAAATGGAAGTATAGATTACCGATTGAAGATGATTTTCAAGAAACTAAATACTATGTTTTTTGGCCACAAAACTTTATTAATATAATGTACGGTCTTGATTTATTTAATAAAGAAAATATAAAAAAAGAATATTTAAGCTATTCGCAAGAATTTAGAAAAGCAGTAGAAGATTTAATTAAACATGAAAAAACTACTTATAATAAGTATACAATAAAACATAAAGAATACCTAAAACTAATTAGAAACAATTTTTTACATTATGGACAAAGATCAAATTATTAAAGCTGTATTACTATGGCTTTTCGTAACAAGTGTAATTTATACCTACACAGGTTGGAAAAATATATTTGATTGTTATAAACTTTGGTTCACAAAAAAATATTGGACAAATTATAATATAATTGAAGCTCTTAGCTGGATAGCTAAAGCTATCATTATAATACCTGCTCTTATTTTTGGTATTAATATATGGCAGCTTTACTTTATATCATTACTCACTTCAATTACTCTAATTTGGGCTAGTAATAAAAAACTTTTACCTACACTAGTAGGATTTAATACATTATGGATTTGGTTGAGTTTAATGGTAATTATGCAACATACTAATTAAAGACTTAATCTGTATTTATTAAATCTGTAGTGGTATAATACTCACATGCCATTAACAAAATATAGAATAAAACCAGGTTTTAATAAACAAGCCACAGAATCAGAGGCTATGGGTCAGTGGACCGATGGTGACTTTGTTAGATTTAGATATGGTCAACCTGAAAAAATAGGTGGTTGGGAATCTTTGGTTTCAGGAAATCAAGCAAAGCTAGTAGGTGCAGCTAGAGATCAACACGTTTGGTCAGACCTTGATGGACGTAAATATTCAGCCATTGGTACAAACAAACTTTTAGTCATTTATTACGAAGGTGCCTTTTATGATATTACACCTTTACAAACAGACAATTTTTCTACAGGTGCAAACATAACAACGACTAACGGATCAACAACCGTTACTATTACAACAATAGCTGGTCATAATTTATTAGCGGGAGATATTATAACTTTTGCAAATGCAGGTTCGTTTACTTCACCTGACACAGACTACACAGCTACAGATTTTGACGATGTATTGTTTGAAGTAAAGACTGTTCCATCAGCTACAACTTTTACAATACAAATGCCAACAGCGGAAACAGGAACAGGGGCTACGGCTGACGGAACTTTAGATGTAAATCCTTATGAACCTGTTGGACCATTAAATCAAACTTATGGTTATGGGTGGGGTACTGGAACTTGGTCAAGATTAACTTGGGGTTCAGCATCAACTGCATCAACTGTTGTATTAGATCCTGCAAGTTGGTCTTTAGATAATTGGGGACAAATTTTAATTGCAACTATACACAATGGAAGATCATTTACTTGGGATCCATCTTCATCAAACGCATTAACTACTAGAGCTGTATTAAATACTAACATGCCTAGTAGATCAGTAATGTCCATAGTATCTGATAGGGATAGACATTTAATTCACTTAGGTACAGAAACTACTTTAGGTTCACCATCTACACAAGATAAGATGTTTATTAGATTTTCTAATCAAGAAGATTATGACGTGTATGCACCAACTTCAGTGAATACCGCAGGTACGTTTCAATTAGATGATGGCACAAAAATTGTAGGTGCTTGTAAAGGTAAAGATTATATTATGGTATTTACAGATACTGCAACTTATAGAATGGACTTTGTTGGTCCACCATTTACATTTAGTATTCGTAAGGTTGCCTCTAACGCTGGACTCATTGGTCAGCACGCTGCTGTTTACACTAACGGTGCAATGTGGTGGATAGGTGCAACAGGAGGATTTTATGTTTATGATGGAACTGTAAAAGCTGTTCCTTGCTTAGTAGAAGATTTTGTATTTACAAATAATGGAGCAGGAGATTTAGGTTTAAACTTTAATTCAGGTGAGATTATCTATGCAGGAATTAATGAATTATATTCTGAAGTTAATTGGTTTTATCCTTCAGCTAATTCTACGGTAATTGATAGATGCGTAACTTATAATTATGCTGAAAATGTTTGGACTACTAGCTCATTAGATAGAACAACTTGGGAAGGCTCAACAGTTTATGCTGCACCTTTTGCAACAGATTACCAAGCATCTGAAGCTCCTACATATCCAACTGTTAATGGTGTTTCAAACGGTGCTTCAATACTTTACCAACATGAGACAGGTACAAATCAAGTTAATGTAGATGGTACGCAAACAGCTATTTCATCTTACATACAATCAGGAGAATTTGAAATAGGAGCTGAAGGAGAAGGACAATATTTTATGAGTGTATCTAGATTTATACCTGACTTTAAATCTTTAAGTGGAGATGCTCAAGTAACCATATTTGTAAATAGATATCCTCAATCAACAGCTACTTCATCACCATTAGGGCCTTTTACTGTTACTTCTTCTACAACTAAAATAGACACTAGAGCTAGAGGAAGATTAGCTGCTGTTAAGATAGCTAC